TATTTATAATTTTAAACATTAATGATATTCCACCACCTGCTAAAAACCCGATTATCGCCGAAATTATTACGTCCCAATTCATTTTATTTTGAATATAAATATTTTATAAATGCGAATGCTTTACGTTTATTTAAATAGCTTAAATCCTTCTCGTTAGCATATGCCTCTTTCTCGAAACATATTTCTCTATATGCTTCCGAAAAACTCACATATGCCATAAGACCAATTAACCAATCAACAACGTAAATTATATAGAAAAAAATATACAGCAACTCCTTCATTTGTGCCGTATGAATTTTTTCGTGATTTATGGTTATCTCATCAATCACAGCGTTTTTTCTTACAAATAGCACCCCGAATAGATTTATTGCTTTATACCCTTTGAAAGGGATGATATTATTCCTGATGATTTTCATATTTACTTAAATTGAAAACATTTACCAACTTTGACAATTGTTGTGTCAAGAGGATATAATTGTAATGGTTCAAGCCCTTTTTCTTTACGCTCTTTATTGATTGATTGTATATTTGTTTCGGCTTTCTGAATTGCACCGATCAATACATCAGATCCGGTAAAACAAGAACGGCGTTCGCCATCCGGTTCACCATCTGAACGTTTTACATAAGAACCGTCTTCTGAAAAAGTAGCAAGCACAACTTGCATTTGCATGCGCAAACCCGATTTGTTTTTGCCCGGAAATTTTGTTGGTTGAATGATTGTTTTTTCAATCAAGATATGACGATCGAACAAATCTTCAATATCGATTCCTTTACCAACAATAATATCGGATTCAATGCCAAGTTCACTAAACTTTGCCATGATTTACATATTCTGTCCTTCGATATCAGAAATCAACATCGCATCAACATCTTCTGTAAACTGCAAAAACTCTTTGTATGCATCAACAGCCGTTAAATCCACTTTTATTTCAAGAATGTGTTTGTTATAATCGTTCAACAATGCAAATTCTTTCGTTTCATCAACAACTGAACGAATGATTGCCTTTTTCAAAACAGCTTTTGTCGGCTTTTCCCAAATACGGATTTCACGACATTGCCAACCTATTTGTATTTCCTCTGTTTGACCGTCAGGAATACCCATTTCAGGTTCAATATTATAACGATATAAAAAAGATCCATCGTTATCTTGCTCTAATACCGATGGTTTGCCGTGTACAAGGTCATACATTGCATTTGGCTCTAACAAATTTAATTTCATACGGAAATGTTTTTGAAAGTTTGTTAATTAAATTAATTGAATTGCAATATTTGCACCACCCCCACCAAGAACATATTTGTTGTTTGTATTGCTCTTTTGTCGGTGTAATCTTTCTTTTATTCAATTTTGCAACCCGGCTGCAAAATTTATGTTTAATAGACTTGCGCAAAAGAGTGTGAGTATGGAAAAATCTATATCCTAAAAAATCAATGCCCCGACTATCGACCGGGAACACCTGGTAATTTCGTTTTACCTTCAACTTGAGACGATCTGAAAGATATGCACGTATTTCATGCAAAAGCGAATGAAGTTCGTTCTTGTCCGATCCGAGAATCACAATGTCGTCGGCATAACGATAATAATATTTGATTCTTTTTTCTTCCTTGATCCAATGGTCAAAGTATGCCAAATAAAGATTTGCGAAGTACTGTGATAAATAATTCCCAATAGGAACACCGTCTGCGGAATCGATTATTTCGTCAAGCAACCAAAGCAAGCGTTTATCCTTGATTTTTCGCCGAACAACCTGTTTTAAGATTTCGTGATCAATCGAAGGATAAAACTTACGCACATCGATTTTAAGGCAATACTTTGTCCCTTCTGGATCAAGTTTTAATTCTCTTTTCAACCGCTTTGCAGCCGCATGGATGCCTCTATTTTTAATACATGAGTAGGTATCGCTTGTGAACACGGATACCCAGATCGGCTCGAGAATGTTCATAATAGCATGATGAGTAATGCGGTCAGGGAAGTAAGGCAGTTGATAAATTTCACGTTCTTTTGGTTCGTAAATTTTAAAAACATTATATTTTGAAGTTCTGAAAGTTTGATTTTTCAAACTTTCGTGCAATAAAAGCAAATTGGCTTCACGATTTTTGTCGTGAAGTTGTACGCCATAAGAACGCAACTTGCCTTTGCGGGCTTTTTCGTCCGCAAGCCGCAAGTTGTCAATACTTATTATTTCATCATATAAATTTCCAATTCGCTTCATTATTCATATTTCTTTATTTGCTTGTACATTGGGATTCTTCGTGTTTCCACTACCAAAACCGTTATACGCAATTTCTTTTTTGCCCTTGTATTTACAAGACATTCGGCATAAAGTCATGCCGTTTTTGTGGCAAGGTTTCCGTTATGCAACTATATTTTTACAAGCATAGCTGAGAGCCGATATTCGCATTCGCATTCGAAGCCGTATTATTCGTATTCGAGTAAACGAACCCTGCATTCGCACCATTATTCGCATTACCGCCGAACAAAACGCCACGACAACGGACAACCCAATTTCAATATTTTAAGAACTCGCACGGGGTGATGGCTTACGCCACACCCGGAATATAGCAAAGCCGAGAGCCGATATACGCAGTCGCATGCGAAGCCGTAAGCTTCGTATGCGAGCAAACGAACCCCGCAGCCGCACCAGAATACGCATTACCGCCGAACAAAACGCCACGTTCCGAAATGCCAGTATCGGGCTTGCTGGTATAGAAATAATCACAAAAATAAGTAGTAGAACCTCCACCGATTAATAGCGGCATAATTTCTCCATATTCGCCCAAGATTACTTCTTTTATATAGCCTTCTGTTCGTGGCAAATTGCCACGCAGTTGGTAATTTGTAACGCCGGAACTTGTGAAATTTGCCGGATTATCACATACATAGAACTCAGAATGTCCGCCGTCCGCATCCGATTGAATAAGACATTTGCAACCGTCTGTCCATTTCCATAGATGTCCAAAAGGATTTTCTATTCCCCTGTAACTTGGAACTTGTACCGTCAAGGTTCCGTATTCGGCAGGCATAACATAATCGACCACGCCTGAACGATTCCCAAGAGGATTTGTCGTTCCGCAAGGAATAACCGGATAATAGCCGTTAAATGTATTCCATAATGTTCCATTAAGTATTGTTACGCCTGCTCCAAGACCGCCTTGTCGGTATCCATCTGGAGTCAATTCTGCATTGAACGTGTCTTGTGAATTGAAATTGGCATACTCGACAGCAAAGAGCCAAAACAACTTGCGTTGAATCTGATATGTGTTGCAATTCCAGTTAACCGATCGATTGCGTGCATACGTACGAAAATTTGTCAATGAGATATTGGTAGCAGGTTTACCCAACATCGTTTTGCTGAGTGCATCCCAATTGGACTGATTGTTACCTCCTCGAAAATCAGGTGTATTGTTAACAACAGAGGACAACTTGCTCGTTGAACGTTGTACGGTTGCCTCATATGCCGAAACATAATCTTTCGACCATTTAACGAAGCCCGGTAAGGCATATTCGCTCATCAAACAGCGTCGTTTTGTGCCTTCCATTTCGAAACGCACATACATATCCGGTATTTCTACCATAACCTGACCGCTTGCTCCTGTAAGATCGGCGGCAGCTCCATTATCACGAAGTGCAGAGTCGTTTGCGTGCAAATAATAATTCACCGTTCCGTCGTCTTTCAAAATACAACGACGCATTTTCGATTGAATAGGAAGCGACTGATGTAATTCTACTTTACCGACACGTGTCACAAGCGGATTTGATACAGTTGTATTCCATTCAATGCCGTAATAATAATCATAAGGAAATTGGGGTCGTGTTGCCCCTACACCGATTAATAGTCCCATATCAATAGCCGTATTTTAAGTTAATATTCGATAATGAAGTTTGTTTTACTACTCTCACAATCTCTGGATTCCATCCGATATCGAATGTGGTTTCGATAAATTCGCCATCCGGCATGCCTGCAAGTTGTACTTGAAGCGCAACAGGTGCCGTTCCATCATTTTTCACGTTGAAGCATTGTCCGTCTGCAAGTGCAAAATTTGCATTTGTCAAATTCGTAATAGCTCCCATTTTCCCGATTTGGGCAGATATCATTTCGCCCGATCTTGTTATGCTCATAATTAAATAATTTATTGTCAAAAATAATGTTTTGTAT